TCTTATTGGGTTCCAAGAGAACCACAGCTCAGATCCATCCTTTCGGATTGTCGGCCTGAGTAGCGTCATTGATCGATCACTGAGCGACTGCGCTTCTTCCACCCAAGCCCGATCAAATCCTTCCAGAGACTTGATTGAGTCCGATGTATGGTCAGCCATGCCCTGGAAGATAATGATCCCATCGCCAGGGGTTTCGATCACTTCCCGAAAGACTTTGAAGCCTTGCGCCTCGCCCAATCCAAAAGCGATCAGTTTATCCTCAATCAGTTTCTTGGCCGATTGCTTGAGTGACTTCTGCACCTCACGAATACAGGCAATGCGCGCGCCTTTGATCCGTAACGCATCCTCGACCAACAGCCCTGCAAAGAAATGCGACTTACCAGACCCACGACCACCCCATGCGCCTTTGTAACGCGCAGGCTCCAATAGCGGGAGGAAGACACCCGCTGTCGGGATTCTGAGTTTATTAACTTTCCCTGTTGCCATCTGGATGAACGATCACGCGTTCGATTACCTGTGGGGTCATGCTGCCGTCAGATGAAGTGTGATCCAAAGCTTGCTTTGGACCATAGGATTTTGGAGCCATGCGTTCTGCGCTCCATTTCAAAGCATCCATAATGATCTTGGCTGCCTGAGGCTCCAGTTCACCACTCCTGATCTCATTAGCCAATTCCAGAATTTCATCGGCCTGAGCGTGTCCTGCTGCTTCTCTGGCTTGCGCGTACTGATTGCGAAATTGATCGTCACGAACAATCCAGCGAGTAATTGTGCTGAGATCCGGTGTACCGATCTGACGACAATAAGCCCGCAATGATCGCCCAGACGAAAGCCACTCGCAGATTTCCGCTGCAATCTTTTGGTTGTATTTCGTCGGTCTGCCCGCAGGCATGGTTCTCTCCACTTGATTAAATAAAGCCCAACTCTCGCATGGGCATTCGACCGGCTCACAGCCCCAAGGAGGTCACTGCTACAGCCAAGCTGCGCCGGTTGCGGCGGTTATCACAGACACCAGTCCGCTAGTCTGTCGCATCACCCCAACAGGCAAGTGTCAAGGATTGCTTGACGGTTCAACTCCTGGTCCGATAGGTCACCCAGTCCCGCACAGTCGGCCACGGCACTTCCAGCTTCTGCCCGATTTTCCGATAGCCCAAGCCGGAATCATGCAGTTGCCGTGCCAACCAAACTGTATGATCGCTCTCTTTGGCTTTGTGGTTGTCCTCGCCAATTCGATAACCTAAAGCATTACGCCTCATCGTCAAACTTCCCCATCGCGGTCTCAACACACATCCGCCAGGTCGATTCATCCATGCCCCAAGTCTCCATTTCCGCCAAGTCGTTTTCGTCTGGATCAGTCTGAGCCATCGACTCTAGTTCGGGATAGCTGCATGTCGCCAACAGATGCTTGATGAAAACATCCTGATAGACCTGATGCACTTGTTCGACATTATGATTATGGGTCGGCATATACCACATCGTTTTGCCTGGGTTGTTCATCGTTCTCTCCAACAAAAAAAGGTGATGACTTCAACTGGGTCAGAGAGGTGCGGGAGGACACCAACCAGAAAAAGCCATCACCTTTGTCGCCTCCCAATCAAACGGCTCTGACACCGTGCCAACCATCTTACGCCAACAGCCCCGGAAAGCAACCATTGTTTGCTAGGGGCAGCAACTCTAACGCTTGGTAACGGATGGTATTAAAGTTACCACTCCTTAGTTTCTTCTAAATATATGATTTATATAAATATTTATATAAGGCTTAGTAGGATAGTAGGCTTAGTCTAAGACAACAGAATCCCGTTGGCTGAGATTTTTAAGTCTTAGCCACCCGTTCCAAGCCAACCACCCGTAGGATAAGTCATTGATTTTGAAGGGATTAAGGGATGGTGAATTTTAACCATCCGTTGACCACCCGTTGGGAAATTTGGGCGGCAAATCAATCACTTGCAGACACCCTACACCCACCAAAACGGCTGGTCAAGGCATCTCTCAAGCCCTGCACCAAGCGCCTTGACCCCTGCCCCGTCATGTCATACATTGACCCTTCAATGTCAACCCAAACAGAGGCACCCACCATGCAACCCCTCCCCCTGGATGAGATCCGACGAGAACTGACCGACCGTAGCCCAAGTAAGGTTGCCCAAGCGACCGGCCTGCACTATCAGACCATCAGGCGCATCCGAGACAACCAAGACCGCAACCCGACCTATGCAACCCTGCTGGCGCTGTCCGAGTACCTTCACCAACAGCGTCAGCCGTCATAACCCTGCCCCAAGGACTAATCATGTTTAGAGACTGCCTCGACGCAGGCTGGCGCATCTTTGCGCTTTGGCCGATTAACGACGATGGGACATGCGGCTGCGGCAACCCCGATTGTCAGCAAGCAGGCAAGCACCCGTTTGCCAGCAACTGGCAGCACACCCCAGACTGGTCAGATGACCAGATCGACATCATGGATGACTTGGGCCGGTTTGCGACTGGCTACGGCATCCTGCTCAAGCGCCAGCTTGTCATCGACGTGGATGAGCGCAACGGTGGCGCGGCCAGTTACGCCAAACTGGTGCAAGAAATCCCCGAGATTGCCGGTTGTGGGTTCATTGTTCGTACAGGCAGTGGTGGAGAGTCCAAGCACCTCTACTTCAACCTGGACGAAGACCTACCCCTAGTGCAGCACCTCGACGACTATCCCGGGATTGACTTCAAGTCCACCGGCTTTGTCGTAGGCCCACAGAGCCGCCACAAGAGCGGCGGTATCTATCAACCCATAGTAGGGTCGCCCCATGACACTGAAAACGCCCCACAGAGCCTCCTGGAGCGCCTGAGGAAGCCTGACCGGCACCGCGCCACCATCAATGGCACATCAGTGGATATTTCGACTCAGGAGGTTGAGCAGATCCTTGATGCGATCCCCAACACCAACGACACCGATTATGAAACCTGGATCAGAGTCGGGATGGCACTACACCAAACCCTGCAAGGTTCTAGAGATGGCTATGCGCTCTGGTTGGACTGGTCAGCCAGAAGCACTAAGCATGATCCTCGGTTGATGGACCGCAAATGGCATTCGTTTGGCAAGTCGGCAAACCCCGTCACGCTCGCCACCCTCGTCCATTATGCCGAGGAAGCTGGCTGGCAAGCGCCGGTTGAGTTTATCTCGGACGCGGAATTTTTGGACGACATCCAAGAAACCACCCTCGACACCGGCTCGGTTGACCTGCTGCGCCCGCCTGGTTTTGTTGGCGACCTGGTGCAATGGATCAACGAGCGAAACCGTCACCCGAGAGAGCATCTCGCAGTCGCTGCTGCGTTTGCAGTGGTGTCGAGTGTGGCTGGCATGAGATACACCGACCCGCTGGATGGGATCACGCCCAATCTTTTTCTGTTCGGGGTCAGTGGCTCCGCAACTGGTAAGGAATCCATCCTGCGGTCCTGCCAAGAATTGATGCGAGCAGCAGGGATTTCCCCTGCGGTCCACGGCGGCATCAAATCAGAGCAGGAGATCTTCCGCAACCTGATCCGGCACCAAGCCGCAATCTATGTGCTGGATGAGTTGGGCGAGGTGCTGGGCAAACTCCAAAATGCCAGAACCAAAGGAACGACCCCGTATCTGGAGGGCGCTATTGGTCAATGGATGGCGGTCTACTCCAAGGCCAGTGGGTTTGTGCTGGTGACTGGTGATCTCAAGGAAGAGATCCGCGCAAGCCTTCAGCGTGAAGCCTCGGTGGTGAACAAGATGATGGATGAGCAGGGGGAGAAGGACAGCCTGGTTGCGCGATTGGACAGCATCAAGCGCCAGCTTGACACCGTAGACAATGGGATCGAGCGGCCTTTCCTCAACATCTTTGGGCTAACCACCCCGGAACGGTTTGACACGCTGATGGACTTTGATATGGCAGCAAGCGGGTTCCTCGGTCGCTCGTTGATCTTCCGTGAACTGGATGACAACCCCCGCGCCAAGCCCCGAGGCAAGATCAAACGTGGAGCTGTGCCGGACAAGTTCGCCAACACTTTGAGGAATTTGTATGCCCCAGGCCATAGCGAGCAACCATTGCGCGTGGAGCGCATTGGTGATCTTGTAGAGATCCCGACAAGACCGGAAGCACAAGCACTGCTCGACCAGGTGGAGGAGGAATTTTGGGAACTGGCAGAGCAAACAAAAGACACCACCGGACTAACCGCGATCCCGCGCCGAGGGTACGAGATGGTCGCCAAGATCTCGACCGTGCTGGCGATCCCGGCAGGGGTAAGGACCGCGCAAGATGTGCTGTGGAGCTATGCCCTAGTGCGCCGGGACATTGACGGCAAGATCATGTTGGCACACGCCAACTCAGCATCGGACAAAGGGGATGCGTTGGCAAGCGCCATCATGGGCGCGATCACCAAGGACCACGGCGAGACACTTGGCAGGATTAACAGTAAGTGCCGAAAGTTCAAAAAGGACGACATCAAAAAGACTCTGGACGCCTTGGAGAAGGCCGGTCATGTGCGCTCAGAAACCGTTGCGGCTGGGCGAGGAAAACAGACAAAGAAATATTTTGCGGTCAAGGGTTGACATCAACGGATCAAGGGTCTACTCTAACCATGCGCCGACTTGAGGGCGCGATGATAACCCAATGAGGCTTAATATGAGCATTCTTTCCCAGGCCAGCCGTCCGGCTGACCGCGCTATTATCGCCACCATCACTGGTGATGCCGG